GAGGCGGATGTGGCCGGAGTCGTCCTCGACCATCAGGTCACCGGGTTCTCGAACGCCGCCGCCCAGGTCTTCGGGCCGAGCTTGCCGTCGACGGTGAGGCCCTGGTCGGCCTGGAACGCACGGACGAGCTTCTCGTACTCGGGCCCGTACTTGCCGTCGTTGCCGTACCGGGTGAGGTAGTCCCCGCCCCGGCGTGCGTCCCAGCCGCGCTTGCCGAGCTGAGCCGCCCACAGCTTCAGCCACTCGTTGTCGGTGCGGCCCTTGAACGTGCGGTCGTGGTAGCCCGACACGGACTTGTCCGGGCCGTTGCGCGGACCGAAGTAGTGGCTCGCGGGGAGCGGGAAGTCGTAGTGCGGGCCGGGGGCGGCCTTGCCAGCGGGCGGCCGCGGCGTGGACGGCTTCGACGGAGTCGAGGGCGCCTTGTAGTCGTCGAGTTTGGAGCGGACCCACCCGTACAGGTCGCCGCCCGGGCAGGCCGTGGAGCCGAGGTCGCGGTGCCCGAAGATCGAGAGGTCGCGGCCCTTGCGGCGCTCGGCCTCCTTGAGCAGCCACGCGACTGCCTGCAGCGCCTTCGTGCTGGGGAGCTCGGAGCGGTAGTCGCCGATGACGCACACGCCGATCGTGGCCGTGTTGTGGCCGGCGACGTGGGCGCCGATCCCCAGCCAGCCGCGGCCCTCGTAGATGCGGCCCTTCTTGTCGACCAGGAAGTTGTATCCGATGTCGGACCAGCCGTTCGAGTCCATGTGGTAGCGCTGGATCTCCTTGACGGTCTGGTCGTCGTCGGCACCGGAGTGGTGCACGACGAAGCCGGTCCGGCGGGACCATGTGGTGGTGTGGACGGTCGACTGCGGGGAGCGGGCGCCCCAGGACTTGCGGCTGATGATCTCCATGATGGTGGTCTCCTTCGGGTTGCAGGGCACGGCGAATGGCCGGCCGGGCCGGTGGTGGTGGATGGGAGCGGCTACTGGTGCAGTCGCTTGGTCTCCGGTGGAAGCTCGCCGCCGGCGAGGACTTCCCAGGTGCGGACGTCCTCTTGGCCGAGCGTCCACAGGGCGACGCCGGCGAGGTCCCAGTCGTGCTCGGCGCGGCCGGCCCAGTGGGCGATCGTCTGGGCGTCGGACCAGTAGACGATCTCGGCGTCGTCCTGGTCGACGGCCATGATGCGGCCGATCCACACGTCGTGGTCGGTGGGGACGATCCGCACGCGGACGCCGGTGTCGTCCTGGAGGGGTGCGGGCCGCCAGTGCTCCATGACCCAGTCGAGGTCGATTTCGGTCTCACGGGTCTCGTGCTCGTCGACGTCGGCGTTCGGCCGGAACCGGCCTTCGGTGTCCCAGGTGATGCCGGTGCGGGTGATCCTGCCGAGGGTCAGCGTGGCCGATCCGATCTGGACGTCGATGGCTTCGCGGGGCTGGTACCACCAGCCGTCGCCGAGGTAGATGTGGTCGATCCACACCTCAGCGTTGGACTCGATGCCGCACGGTCCCGTTCCCGCGGTGGCCGCGAGGTCGGCTTCGAGCGCGAGCGGGATGTAGGACTCCGCGCGGGAGTAGTAGAGGCGGGCGGTGTTGTCGCGGACGCGAAGGGCGAGGACTGCACGGGCGCTGGACCCGGCCGGGGCGCCGACGGGGAGCGCGGTGACGGTGGTGGAAGCGAGGACGGTCGCGCCGTTGAGGAGGCGTAGCTGCCCGCTGGAGGTGAGCTCGGCGGTGATTCCCCGGGCGTGCAGGCGGAGGGTGCCGGCCTCGGCGAACTGGGCGCGCGCCTGGACGTAGAGGGACTGGGTGCCGAAGTCGTGGTCGAAGTCGAGGCGGCCCTCGCCGCGGTATTGCTTGTAGGTGCCCGACTGCCAGTGGGTCCAGGTGCCGGTCCGGTCGTAGATCGTGTCGAGCTGCTGCTGTGAGGTCGCGTAGTCGTCGATGATGGTGGCCGCGACCGGGTCGCGCTGGAGGAGCTCGACGGTGAGCGTGTAGCCGTTCTTGGGGCCGACGAGTGCGCCGTCGGTGGCGCGGGGGACGCGCCGCGGCTCGATGTCGTACGAGGCATAGGCGCCGTTGGGGCGGTTGTCCACGACGTTCCACAGCGTGGCGGCCGCGGGGAGGCCGTACCGGACGATGAAGCTGCGGCCCTCGTAGGAATCGATGCTGACGCCGGAGGCGGCCTCCCAGTCGCGGGACTCGCGCCAGTCGTAGCAGCCGAGGAATCCCCATGCGCACCAACTGCTGTGGTCGCGGTAGGCAATCCACCCGATCTTGTCGAAGTTGCCGCTCCCGCCCGGGTTCGCGAAGGTGCCGTCGGCCGCAAGGTATCCGGTGAAGAATCCGGCTACCGCGTAGTACGGTCCCGTGTCGCCGCGCCACCCTGGCGGATCGGGCGGGTAGTCGTGGATCTCCCAGAATCCGGCATACAGCGGCAGCCCCATGCAGATCTGCTCGGGCGGCATTTGGGTGACCGCGTAGTCGTAGACGCTCTCGAGCCAGAACCCGGGGCTGATCGGGCCGGGCGCGGAGCCGCGCCAGGCGAAGTCGTAGGACATGATCTCGACGTGGTCGAGGATCTGCCCAAGCTGGGCGTAGCGGCACCAGTTCTCGCCACCGACCGAACCCAGGACGGTCAGCGGCGGGAGCGCGGCCGCGCACTGGAGGCTCCGGCCGTGCGCGAGGTCCGCGACCTGCTGGAAGATGACCTCGTTGCCGGCGGCGTTCGCAATGCCGCCGCCCTGCTCCAGGTCGATGTCGATGCCGTGGAGCCACGGGTGGGCGTCGAGGACCTCGCCGAGATCGGCGACGAGCTGGGCGCGGGCGGCGGCGGAGGTGCGGAGGCCGGTGAAGATCGATGCGATGCCGTCGTTGCGGAACCCGAGCCAGAACCGCAGGTGAGGCCACTTCGCGCGGTAGGGGTCGAGCAGGGTCGGGTCGAACGTCTGGGTCAGGTTGCCGGCGGCGTCGACGCGCCACCCGAAGATCGAGACGTCGGTGATGCGGTCGCCGTAGTGCTCCAGGACGAGTTCGACGCGGTCGGTCCACACGTGGCCGACCCAGACCCACACGTCAGACACCGGTCCCCCGATCCGTCCACTGGACTCTGAGATGGGCGCGGCCGCCGTCGACGGCGGCTGGGATGGTCAGGTCGCACCGCTCGGTGATGACCGGGGCCCGGCCCCAGCCCTGCGTGGCGGTGTGGGCGGCGCCGTCGACGGCGGCGGACCCACGCACCGTCCCGAACCGGTAGGAGCCGACGCGGACGTCGGCGAAGGTGGACTCGAGGGCGACTCGTGTCGGTGAGGCGCGGTCGGCGTTGGAGATGAGCACGAGGTCCATGTCGCCGGGGACGACACCGGAGCGGTACTGGACGGCGCCCTCGGTCGACCCGGCCTCGCGGGGGTTGGGGACGGGCCCGGAGGCGGTCTCGCCGGGCTGGAGCACGACGTCGGTCACGGTGACCGAGGCGCTGGCCGGGAGGTCCTGCACGGTGACTTTGAGCGTGACCTCGGCGGTGCGGCCGTCGAGGGTGTAGATGGTGCCGGTGAGCCTCACGGTGCGATCCCGGCGGCCCACGGCAGCTCGGTCACGTGCGGCAGCCATCCCGAGACGGCGCCGCCGGGCTGGAACATGACGTCGGTGACGGTCACGGTCGCGCCAGCCGGGATGCCCTGCACGGTGATGCGCAGGCGGATGCGCGCGGGCCGCTTCGACGAGACGCGGAGGACTCCGATCATGGCTACTCCAGGTCGATGGCGATGGTCTCGGAGGTGCCGTCCTCGTAGACGACGGTCGCCTCGACGACGAGGTTCGGCACCCACCCGGTCGGGCCGTCCGACTCGATGTCGAGCGACAGGGCGTAGGCGTCGCGCACGTCGGGCTGGACGGTCTGCTCGATCCAGCGAGCGCCCGTCCCGGTGAACAGGGCGGCATAGTCGCCGGTGCCCTGCGCGGCGTCGACGACGGTCACGCCTGAATACGCCCAGTGCTGGAGTCCATTGTCGAAGCGGGCGTTCAGGAGCAGGTTGAACGGCACCAGGTCGAACGTGTCGATGGTCGATCCGGTGGTGAGGACTCCGGCGTCGACGGCATCCGACCGGCCCGCCTCGCGCAGGCGCGCCGAGAGCGTGAGCTTCGTCCGCCAGGGCCGGACGATGTCGTACTCAAGCCGGACGATCCGCTGCGTGGCGAGCATTCCGATCTCGGCGTCGGCGACGGTCACCAGGTCGCCGGGCCCGAACCGGTCGATCGGCTGGCCCGAGGTGACCGACAGGTCGGCGACGGTGACCTCATAGGAGTACTCGGGCTTGGCCCGGCGCGCGAGCGTCGCCTGCGTCATGGACAGCATCGTGAACGGGCTGGTGCCCGCGGCGAAGTCGTAGACGGCAGTCCTGACCTCGGTCGTATAGGAGAAGTCCTCGAGGTAGTCCAGGCCGTCGTTGACGCTGGCGATCGTCACGCCGTCGGCGTTGCGAGCGTAGATCCGCGTCACCAGCGAGGTCGTGTCCACGATCCGCTTCGCCGAGGCCAGGCCGCGGCCGTAGAAGAAGGCGACGCCGTTGTCGTTGCCGGACTGGATGAGCAGGCTCACCGTCTTCGCGTGGTTGTCGAAGACGAGGTCGCCGCCGTGCTGGGAGGCGACCTCGCGCAGGAGCGCCAGCGGGTTCATCGCGTTGGTCGTGTAGGTCCGCAGTGTCGTGACCTCGGCGGCGCCGACTGTCCATCCGGTGCCCGCCAGTGCCTCGACCATGACGTCGCCGGCGACTGGACACAGGT